TGACTTACGTTTGTCTACATACTATGCACCAGATGGCACTAACCTAACTGACCATCCTACAATTAGATCACGTTTTATGAAAGCTATAGGCGATCAAAACTTAGAGCGTCAGCTTGATAAACTATCACAAAATGAAAAGGCGCAGCTGTCTATGAAACAGATGTATAAAGATATACGTGATGGTAAACGTGCTCAGTATGATGCAAGAAACTACTGGCATAATGGTAAGATAGATCAGCTATTTCAAAAAGCTAGAAAAAAAGCGTGGGCAAGCATTATGTCTGACCGAGAAGTCGCAGCTCTAATCAAAGAGCAAAGAGATGCAAAACTTGACAAGGTTCTCAAACTTAGAGATACAACAAACATCCTCAACATATACAAATAAATGGCAACAACATTCGTAGAATACACTGGGGATGGTAATGCAACTAAGCAGTTTACCTTTCCTTCTATACAAGAGTCTGACGTAAAAGTTGAAGTTGATGGTGCTATAAAAACAACAAGCACACACTACAATATAACAAGCTATACTACTACAGGTGGTGGTAATGTAGTTTTTACATCGGGCAACATACCAACTAGCCCTGCACTTATACGTATTTATCGTGATACCAATGTAGATAGTGCAAAGGCTACATATACGGCAGGGTCTTCAGTCAAAGCGGCTGACCTAAATGCTAACCATAAGCAGTTATTGTTTGCTGCACAAGAAGAACAAAACCAACCAGAGCAGACTGCTGACATTCGTGACAATGCAGTTACTACAGCCAAGATCAAAGACGATAATGTTACTACAGCTAAGATAGCAGACAGTAATGTTACTACAGCTAAAATAGCAGACAGTGCAGTAACATCTGCAAAAATTGCTAATGGTGCAATAGTCAATGCTGATGTTAATGCGTCAGCTGCGATAGATGGTACTAAAGTAACACCAGCATTTGGAAGTCAAAACTTATCAACTACTGGTACAGCAGCTACAGGTGCTCTTACAGTTACAGGTAACATTGCTGTATCTGGTACTGTAGATGGTAGAGATGTAGCAACAGATGGTAGTAAACTAGATGGCATTGATGTCGGTGCAAAAGATGATCAGACAGCAGCAGAAATAAGAGTACTTGTAGAAGCTGCTACAGACAGTAATGTATTTACTGATGCTGACCACGCCAAGCTAAATGCTATAGAGCCTAGTGCTACAGCTGACCAAACTAACGCAGAAATAAAAACTGCATACGAAGCAAACGCTGACACTAACGAGTTTAGTGATGCAGAGCAAAGTAAACTAGCTAATATAGAAACAGCAGCTACAGCCGACCAGACTGCTAGTGAAATAAAAACACTATTACAATCTGACAAGCTTTCACTATCCGAAATAGACACAACATCTTTAGATAGTAGATACTACACAGAAACAGAAGCTGAGGCTAAGTTTCTTAGACAAGACTCTAGTGAGACAATAGCTAGTGGAGTTTCTTGGTCTAACTCTGACGCATTTGTTGCTACTACAGCTGCTATCAACGCTCGTATCATTGACCTCATAGACGAGGTTGGTGGTTTTACAGCTATCGCTAATGAGACTAGCTTTCCTACAACTAACCCACAGGGAGCTACAGGTCAGTCAGCTATACTAAGTATACAGGCTGCAAGTACAACACTAACTCCTAGTGGTACAACAATTACCATAGCAAATGGTGCAGGGTCAGGTAACACTGTAACTATAACTGGTGCACCTACCATACCATCTGGTTTTGGTTTTTTAGTAGAGTCAACATCTACAACACATACATACAGTTTTCATAGATTAGTACCTATAGCAACACAAGTCAATACTGTTGCTCAGAACATTACTAACATTGTAAATGCTGGTGCAAACGTAGTAGATATAAATAACTTTGCTGATATATACCAAATATCTAGCAGTGCTCCTACACAGAGAGCTGATGGTACATCTTTACAAGAAGGTGACTTATGGTTTGATAGTTCTAACGATAACTTACTTGTATATACAGGTAGTTCGTTTTCTATTATTACACCATCTCAAGCAGTTCTTGATGATGTAGCTATTGTATCAGGTGCTATAACATATAGTGAAGATCTAGGTCTTATTACAAACCCTGCATCTACAGGTAGCTCTAACGGGTCACTTGACATAGTTGCAGATGCACTAGAAGACGAGATAACATTTACTGTTACAGCAGCCACAGGTAAATTTATTATTGATGGTGTAGATAAGCCCGCACTAACACTACACAAAGGCTGGACATATACATTTGACGTAAGTGACGCATCGAACGCAAACCATCCACTACGCTTCTCAAGCGGCGGTAGTGCTTATAATACTGGTGTTACTGTTACTGGCACTCAGGGACAAGCTGGTGCAAAAGTCCAACTTGTAGTACCAGAATCACAGCCAACAACTTTTATATACTACTGCACAAACCACAGTGGTATGGGTAACTCAATAACTGTAGTAGAAGACCCAATCAAAGCTGTAGCTGATATTTCAGCAAATGTTGTAACTGTAGCTGGTATAGCTGGCAACGTAACAACAGTAGCAAATAATAACTCAAACGTAACCTCAGTTGCAAATAATGCCTCAAACATTAACGCGGTACAAAGTAACGCTTCTAATATTAATGCTGCCGTTAGCAATGCTTCTAATATTAATGCTGCTGTTTCCAACGCTACAAACATTAATACAGTCTCTGCATCTATAGCAGATGTAAATAGGTATGCTAACGAGTACCAGATTTCTGCCAATGCACCTAGCTCTCCAAGTAATGGTGATCTCTGGTTTGATACAACTGCTAATACACTTAAGAACTACAACGGATCTGCGTGGCTAGGTATTACATCTAACTCTGGTATTCAGAATGTGGCAGACGATACGTCACCACAGTTAGCAGCTACGTTAGATGGTCAAAATAACAACTTAACGAACATAGGTACTATAGATGGTGCTAACTTACAACTCGACTTCGGAACTTTATAAATGGCAAAATTATTAAAACTAAGACGTGGTACAACTACGCAACATGGCAGCTTTACCGGAGCCGAGGGTGAAGTTACAGTAGATACAGACAAGGAAACTCTTGTCGTACACGACGGCTCAACAGCTGGTGGTCACCCAGTAGCAGCAGAAGATATGGCTAACGTATCTTCCGCTTCTATTGCTGGTAGATTAGCTAATGACTCTATAGCAACATCTAAGATTGCAGCTGGAGCTTTACCATCAGACGTAACCATAGCTAGTGCAAACATAGTAGACGGCACAATCGCTACTGCTGATATTGCAGATGACGCAGTTACTACAGCCAAGATTGCAGATGATGCAGTTACAACAAATAAGATTGCAGATAACGCTGTAACATTTCAACAGCTTTCTAGTAACACAGTAAAAACTGGAAACATTGAAGGTGGTGCAATTATTACAGATAGACTTGCAGATAACGCTGTAACTACAGCTAAGATTGCAGATGATGCAGTGACTGCTGCCAAAATAGCTGCTGGTGCAGTGGGTCAAACTGAAATAGCTACAGGAGGTGTAGACGCTACAGAATTAGCAACAGATGCTGTTAGAGCTGTTAAGATACAAGACGGTGCAGTTATAGAATCTAAGCTAGCGGCCTCAGCAGTTGCAACCGCTAAGATAGCCAACAATGCTGTAACACTAGCAAAAATTCAAGACGTACAATCAGGCAGTATTGTTGGAAGGCAAGCGAGTGGTGCTGGAGATCTGCAAGAATTAGGTGCTGCTAATATAAGAGCAATGATAAACGTAGAAGACGGTGCTACTGCTGACCAGACAACCAGTGAGATATTAGCTCTAATTAATAGTAGTAACATATATACAAGCACTGGTGTATTTGGTATAGGTGCTTCTAATAATATTGATTTTACTGTTGATAATAGAATGGCTATTCATATAAATGGTAGCGAAGAGTTTAGATTTGAAGCTGACGGTGACTTTCATGCAGATGGAGATGTTATAGCTCAGTCAACAACTATATCATCTGACAGAAAACTAAAAGAAAATATTGAAGTAATACCTAACGCTCTAGACAAAGTGCAAGCACTAAATGGTGTGTCCTTTGACTGGAAGAAAACAGGAGAAAAAAGTGCTGGTGTTATAGCTCAAGAAGTACAAGGTGTACTACCAGAAGCTGTAAAAGAAGTAACTCCTTTAAAAGGAGGAGATAGCCACCTATCAGTAAATTATCATGCTTTAACTTCTATATTGATTGAAGCAATTAAAGAATTAAAAGCAGAAGTAGAAGAATTAAAAGGAGGTAAGTAATGCCCTGCCCTGATAGTGGTAAAATTACTATACAAGATTTAGTAAACGAATTTGGCGGTAGTGCTCCTCATGCTTTGACTGAGTACTACCGTAACGGTGCATTAGTACCCGGAAATAATACTAACGTTGCAGAGTCAGGTCAGATTAGCCTGACTCAGTTTTATGCAGCAGTTAACGAGATATTACATACACATAGTGACGGTGATACCAACGTAGACTTAGCAACTATATTTGGCTCTAACTGGGCATCTACAGTTCCTAAGCGTGTTGTTGTACCTTCTGGTGTAACAGTCGGTGGTACAAATACACACGCCATGAACGTGCCAAGTGGTATGGGTGGTACTTTAAATATAGTAGTTTCTGGAAACATACATGGACATGGTGGTGCTGCTAACGGTGGTAATGGCGGAAACGCTATAAACTGTGTACAAACTTCTGGAGTTACAATTACTCTAAACTCTGGCGGTACAATCAAAGCCGGTGGTGGCGGCGGCGGCCAAGGTGGTACTGGAGGTACTGGCGGAAACGGTGGTACTGGTGGTCAGGGTGGTCAAGGAAGATATACGGCTAGTGGTAAGACTGTGACCATTTACTATCCTAGTTATGCTCTTTTCACACGATATGCCTGTAACGCTAGCCCACCAGCTAACTATGCTAACTCGTCTAGTGTGGGCCCTCAGATCGGATATGGGTATAGTTATCCAATACATCACGGGTATTGTCACTCTTACTTCTATCAGAATGGAGGAGCCGGAGGAGCCGGAAGTACATCTGGTGGATCTGGCGGAGCCGGCGGAGCTGGTGGTGTAGGACAAGGTTATAACCAATCTAATGCGAGTGGTTCTAGTGGAGCAGCTGGAGCAGCTGGCGGATCAGGAACTGCTGGTACTGCTGGAACTAACAGTGCTGGTACTGGAGGAACTGGAGGTTCCGGAGGTCAAGGCGGACAAGGCGGAACCGGAGGAACCGGAGGTACATTTGGTAACTCTGGAGGAACCGGTGGAACTGGATCAAGCGGAAATCAAGGTGCTACAGGTAACTCTGGCGCAAACGGAAACTACAGTAATGGT